CAGGCTCCGACGTGTCCGAGCGAATCCAAGCCCTCAACCGCAAGCCCGAGCTGACCATGAAGGAGGCGGAAGAACTGTACTTGCTACAGACCCGCCAGACTCGCCGGGCATCTTAAAGGATACCGACAATGGCACTTCCTACCAATACCCTCGCCACCTATGAGGCGATCGGCAACCGCGAAGACCTCTCCAACATCATCTACCGCATTTCTCCGACCGACACGCCGTTCATGTCGTCGATCGATCGCGAGAAGGCGACCGGCGTCAACCACGAATGGCAGACCCAGGCGCTCGCTGCGGCTTCCACTGGCAACGCCCAGCTCGAAGGCGACGACGCGACCACCAAGGCGGTCACGCCCCGCGTTCGTCTCGGCAACATCTGCCAGATCTCGACCAAGACCGTTCGCGTGTCGGGCACCCAGCAGGCCGTTCAGACTGCCGGCGTCCCCAACGAGTTGGCCAATCAGGCCATGCTTGCCGGCCTCGAACTGAAGACCGACATCGAATCGCAGATGGTCGGCTCGAACCAGGCCAAGAACACCGGCGCCGACGCGACCGCGCGTGTGTCGGCTTCGATCCTGTCCTGGATCAAGACCAACACCGACAAGGGCACGGCCGGCGGCGCGGCTGACCCGTCTGCGGCTGACGGTACGGGCACCCGTACCGATGGCACCCAGATCGCGTTCACGGAACAGCGCCTCAAGAGCGTTCTCCAAAAGTGCTGGACGCAGGGCGGCAAGCCGGGAACGATCATGCTCGGCGGAGGCAACAAGCAGGCGTTTTCGACCTTCACCGGTCGCGCCTCGCCGATCGAGGAAACCAAGTCCAAGAAGATCGTGGCTTCGGTCACGGCCTACGAGTCGGACTTCGGCACCCTCACGGTTGTCCCGAACCGCTTCATGCGCACCCGTGACGTGCTCGTGCTCGAAATGGGCAAGTGGGCGCAGGCGCATCTGAACGGCCGCAGCATGGTCAACCTGCCGCTGGCGAAGACCGGCGACTCTGATCGCCGCATGATGCTGTCGGAATACGTGCTGGTTGCCCGCAACGAGAAGGCATCTGGCGGCGTGTTCGACTGCACCGTTCCCACCTGATGACATCGGGGCCGGGTAACTCCGGCCCCTTTCATTTCCTTTGAAAGGATACCCCGATGGGAACAACTGACAATTTCGACTCTGCGGCGGCTACCCGCGCGATTGCGACCATGACGCAGCCCGTGCTTCTGGCCTCGAACGGCGGCGCACGCAATCTCACCCTCGACCAGCAGTCGCCGTTCACTGGCCGCTATCGCTTCCCGACAATCAACGGCAACCTCGGCACGCTGTCCTCGCTCGGCACCAACAAGACGATGGTGGCCGGTACGACTTGGGTCGCGGACATCTTCATCCCTCTCGCCAGCGTGACGCTGACTGGGATCGGCGTGCTCAACGGCGCCACTGTCGGTACCGACAAGGGCATTGTGTCGCTGTATGACAGCACCGGCGCGCTGTTGGCAAACTCGGCTCTTGCCGGTGCAACGACCTCCGGCGCGAATACGTTCCAGCAGTATGCGTTCACCGCGACCTATTCCACGATCAAACCGGGTCGTTTCTTCGTGGCCTACCAGTCGAACGGCACCACGGACACGGTTCGCACGATTGCGACCGCGACTTGGATCGATGTGCTCACGCAGTCCAACGCGGGCACGTTCGCCACACTGCCGGCGCTCACCCCGCCCACGACCTTCACCGCCGATCTTGGCCCCGTGGCCTACGCCTACTAATCGGAGAGACCAATGGCCATTCCTGGCAACCATCCCTTCCTCAAGGAAGCTTTCGAGACGATCTACTGCTCGTCGATCGGCGGCACGCCGGTTTCGACGTACATCCGCGCGCCCTTCAACTGCCGTATCGGTACCATGAGCGTTACCCCGCACGGCGCGATCACGACCGCCGATTGCGCGATTGCGGTCGCGGTCAACGGCACCGCGAATTCCAACCTCGCAGGCACTCTCCCGGTATCGGGCGCTGCGGCTGGTACGCCGGCCGTATGGACTCCGCTGATCCCGACTTATGTTGCGGAAGGTGACATCATCAAGTTCACGCCTTCCGGCGCCTCGGGATCTTCGATCGCGGCCACGTTCGGCATCAACTTCATCGCGGGCTAAGTCCAATGACGCAATACATTGGAACGGCTCAGTGGGGCACGGTCACAAACCAGGCCTACACGGGGACGGCTAGCGCGGTTATCGCGGTGAGCGCCGGCATTTTTAAGGTGCGACTGCTTTCCACTACGGACTGTTACGTCCGCACGGACGGGGTGACGGCCACCTCGTCGAACGGTGTTTATCTGCCTGCCTTGCAGGCGGAATATGCCACGGTGAGGGGCGGGCAGGGCATCACGGCTGTACAGGTCTCTGCCGGCGGCACGCTCCAGGTCACGGAGTGCATGTAGATGCTGCAAACCCGCATCCTTCTCGATAGCAACGGCCAAGACCTCGCCGTCGAGAACGTGCAGGATGTGGAGCCGATCCTTGAGCAGAACAAGGTGTTGCGCACGCTGGACCAGACCAAGACGGACGGGATGAAGGAAGTTGCCGAAATCCCCAATGTGACGTTGATCCAGTGGTTGAATGAGGAGCATGCGCGGGGCAACGGAAACCTGCGCCTGTTTACGCCCGAGTTCGACGCGATCGTGAAGAAGAAACTGCAAGATCCCGATTGGGCCTATTTGCGCACAGACAAGCCTGCGTTGATTGTCGGCTGGATGGGGTTCGGTAGCTGATGGCACTTGCATCATACGCCGATCTACAGGCACAGGTCGCGAACTGGCTCGCTCGCGACGACCTGACGGCGTACATTCCTGACTTTATCACGCTGTTTGAGTGCGCAGCAATGCGCAGGCTCAAGGTCAGGCTTCAGGAAACCACGACGACGCTAACGCCATCATCCGGCGTTGCGACGCTCCCGAGCGATTATCTCGGCTATCGTCGCGTGACGTGGACCGGCTCGCCCAACCACGATCTCGATTACGTCGCGCCCAATATCTGGTCTGAGACGTACCCGCTGGATGGCGGCGCTTCGATCCCCATTGTCTTTACGATCGAGGGGACCAATCTCCGCGTTGGGCCTTCTGACGACACATCGCTGACGTTCGATTACTTCCAGAAGACGGCCGCAGTCTCGTCCTCACTGAACTGGCTCTATACCAACCATCCCGACGCCTATCTGTTCGGCACCCTCTGCGAGGCCAACGCCTTCATCAAAAACGCCGACAAGGCTGTTCTTTGGAAGGCCCGCCGCGATGAGGTGTTCCAGGAAATCGCCATGCTTGACTTCAACGAGCGTCAGGGCATGGCAATGCGTGTGATGGGTGTGACGCCCTAATGCCGCTGCTCAAATACGGGGAATGGCTCCCCGACACGACCGACTATGAGAGCAGCACGGTCTACAACATTCAGAACGTCGTGCCGCGCGGGGATGGCTATGGCCCGTTTCCGAGCTTTGCGGCGGCGACCCAGGCTCTCCCTGCGCCGTGCCGCGGCGCCTTCTATGCGCTGAAAAACGACGGCTCGGTTCAGGTCTTCGCCGGCACGTCGAACGGTCTCTATCGGCTCGACAATACCGCGCTGGGCTGGATCAATGTCGGCCGCGTCTCGGACTGCACCATCAGTAATGCCAGCCCCGGCGTCGTCACGATGGCGAACAGCTTCGTTGCCAACGAGCCTGTGCAGTTTCAGGCGGGATCTGGCACGCTTCCGGCTCAGATCGTCGCTGGTACGACCTATTACGTGCTTTCATCTGGCCTGTCCGGGTCGGCGTTCAAGGTCGCGGCAACTCCGGGCGGGACTGCGATCAACACATCCGGCGGGTCGGGCACGGTCAAGTGTACGGACCATTTCGCCGCGCTGAGTTCTAACGCGCAATGGCAGTTCGCGCAGACCGGCAATCTCGTTTGGGCGACACAGGCCAACGATCTGCTCCAGGTGTTTGATTTGACCTCCGCGACGGCATTCTCGAACTCGCTGGGAAGCCCGCCGCAGGCCGCTTACATCTCGGTCGTCGGCCGGTTTCTTGTGCTCTCTGGGCTTCTCTCGGCACCCTATCGCGTGCAGTGGTCGGGTCTTAACAATTTCAACGCCTCGACCTCTTGGGACAACGCAACGCTAAGCTCCAACCTTCAGGACTTCCCTGACGGCGGTATCGTTCGCGGCGTTGCTGGCGGCGAGTTCGGGTATGTGTTCCAGGATCAGGCCATTCGGCGCATGTCCTATATTCCTGGATCTGCGATCATCTTCCAGATCGAGCGCATTTCGGAAGACATGGGCCTTTATGCGCCGTATTCGATCGTTCGGTCCGGCTCGACGGTGCTGTTTTACGGCAACCACGGCTTTCACAAGATCGAGCCGGGCAGCCTTCCTACCCCGATCGGCCGCGAGAAGGTTGATAGGACGTTCCTGACCGATCTCGACAGCTCCAACCTGCAACTGATGATTGGGGCGTCTGACCCGCGTTCGACGCGCGCCTATTGGGCCTACAAATCGACTGCGGGCAGCGCCGGGCTGTACGACAAGCTGATCGGCTACGACAAGGTTTTGGACAGGTTTTTCCCCGTTAGCATGATCGGGGAATATCTGGTTGGCATCTCGCAGACGGGCCTGACGTTGGAATCGCTCGACACGCTGTCTTCGTCGATTGATGCTCTTACGTTGACCTTGGACGCGTACTCGACGGCGGTCCAGCCCGAAATCGCTCAGTTCGACGTTGCTCATAAGCAGGGCTTCTTCCGCGGGTCGAACCTGGAAGCCACGATCGAGACGGCGGAGCAGGGCACGGACGGGCAGCGCATCTTTGTGAATGGCTTTCGGCCGGTCACTGACGCTGCGACGTTTTACGGGTCGTGCTCTTTTCGTGAGACGGTACAGACAACGCCAACATCCACGCCAGAAATCGCGCGCAACTCGCGAACGGGCCGATGCGACATGCGCAAGTCAACCCGCTATTCCCGGTTCAAGGTCCGCATTCCCGCCGGCACGGTCTGGACTTTCGCATCTGGCGTTGAGCCCGACATTTCGATGGACGGTGAGACGTGAGCATTTACGTCCCCGGCACACAAGAAAAAGACCTATCCAAGGTCATCATGTCGCTTCAGGCTGTCATTGCCGAGCTGACGCTGATCGAAGGTGTATGGACTGACTTCACGCCAACGTTCTCGTCATCCAGCGGAACGCTGACAACCAAATCTGCCTCGGGCCGCTATAAGCAGATCGGGAAGACCGTCTTCTTTACGATCAAGGGCGTCATTACCACGAACGGAACGGGGTCTGGCTGGCTCCGCTTTACGCCCCCGGTCGGCGGGCTGAGCACAGGCAATTGGAATTTCGACGCCTATAACGTGACCGACAACGTTCTGCTGATGTCGCGCTATCTCGTTGGCTTGACCAGCGCAACCAATATCGACGTTTTCAAAACAGACGGCTCATATCCGGGTGCTGACGGCAAGACCTACATTCTCAGCGGGCAATATGAGTCCAACTGAGCTTGTGTGCGTTGACCCGGCGTGCATTCGCGATGTCTGGCCGCACGCAAGAGACAAGATCAAGCGTGCGATCGAAGCAACCGGCCTTAGTGCCTTCGAGGACATCGAGGACGGTGTTTTTGCAGGTGAGCAGCTTCTATGGCTGGCGTGGGACGGCAGCGAGATCGTGGCTGTCGCGACAACCCAGATCACCAAGCCACTGAGCAAAGTTTGCACACTGACAGCCTGCGCCGGGCATGGCCGCGAGCGTTGGCTACCGCTCTTTGGACAGATCGAGCAATACGCAACTGATGAAGGCTGCTCCTCAATGCGGATCTTCGGCCGCAAAGGTTGGGAGCGGGTGCTGACCGGCTACACGTCGAAGCACGTAATCTTGGAGAAACCCCTTGGGCGGACAGTCTAGCTCTACCTCAACGCAGCAGTCCACGACTGCGCCTTGGACCGCCGCGCAGCCCACGGTTACTGGCATCCTGAGCCAGTTGAACGGGTACATCCCACAGACCGGGATCAACGGCGCTCAGACCGGCGCGCTCAACACGATCGAACAGAACGGCGCCAACGTCGGCCAGTATGCGCCAGCGATCCAGAATTACACGTCCTCGCTTCTCGGCGGCGGCGGCGCGATGGGCCAGGCCGGCAACGTCAATCAGAACTATCTCGATTACCAGAAGGCCACGCAGCCGCTCGCGTCGAACACGGACTATAACCCGTACAACACGCCCGGTCTGTCCGACGCGCTGGCCACGATGAAGAACGACATTTCCAGCTCGGTCAATGGCCAGTTCGCCGCTGCTGGGCGGGATATGTCGCCAGCCAACACGACGGCTCTTTCGCGCGGTCTTGTTTCAGGCATGGCTCCCGTCCTGACCTCGCAGTATAATCAGAACGTCAGCAACCAGCAGGGCGCGGCCGGCAATCTCTATAACGCCGGCAACACCAACGCAGGCATCCTGTCCGGGCTCCAGCAGCAGGGCTTGGCGAACCAGGGGGCGGGCGTCTCGGCGATCGGTGCCGGTCAGGACGCGCTCAATTCCGGCGCGACGAACACGCTTGCTGCGGAGGCCCAGCGCCTTGGCATCCCGCTTCAAAACTTGGGCATGCTCGCCAACATCGGCGTTCCCATTGCAGGGCTTGGCTCGCAGTCGAGCGGGACGGGCACGCAGACGAACCAGATGTCAGGCGCGCAGCAGTTCGCGACGATCGCGGGCGGCGCTGGCAATCTCTTCAAATCCTTCTTCCCGACTGGATTGTAATCGATGGGGCTCCTCGACTCCCTCTTCAGTTCAAATACCTATGGCGGGCAGGGCGGCTTGCTCGACTTCCTGCGCACGGCGCAGGCGCAGAACGACCAGTACCAGCCGAGCGCAGGCTTTCCGGCCGCGCCGTCTCAGCGTTTTGACGCCGCGTCATTCGACCCGACGACCTATGCGCCGAGCCAGCCGAACAACCCGATTGCAGTCGGTGGCTATCAGATGCCGCGCATTGGCAATGCGGATCAGTTCCAGCCGCAGCAGGCCATGACGCCGCCGAACGCTCAGCCCACGCAGGGACAGCTTCCGCAGGGCGCGCCCGCTCAGCAGCCGATGCAGCAGCCCATGCAACTGCCGCCCGCGCTCGGCGGCAACGGTGGCGGCTTCAATATCAGCAATCTAGGCCGCGCCTTCAATCCAGATGGCCTTATTGCCCGATTGACCGGCAACGACTCGCGCTCGATCACTCAGCAGAATCTCAAGGCGCAGTACGATTCCCTGGTGCCGATGCTCGGGCCGCAGAAGGCATTGCTTGCAGTGATGAACCCGGAAGCGGGTAAGACGCTCATCAATGAGGCGCTGACCAACAAGGAAAAGTATCAGGTCGTCAGCGAAGATCCGTTCGCCGGCAAGAAGTATGGCTTCGTCAATGAGCGCGAGCAGACGGTGAACGGAAAGCCGATCGATGCTCAGAATACCGCAATGGGCTCGGGCTCGCCTCTCGCTGACATGGAGAAGGCAAAGGCCGCTGGCGTGCAGGGTGAAGCCCTGTATGATTATTTGCCCAAGCAGATTGCCCCGATGGTCAAGGCCATGATCGAGGGGAGGCAGCCGCTTCCGAGTGGGGCCGCGATGCGCAATCCGGCCACGCTCGCTCTCATCGACGCCGCCCATTCGGTCGATCCGACCTTTGACGCAACATCATGGGGCGCTCGCGCTGCCGGCGCCAAGGACTTCACGTCCGGCAAGAGTTCCGAGATGGTGCGCGCCGCAAACCAGACCTTGGCGCACGTCGGCTCGTTACTCGACTCCATGGACAATCTGCACAATCGCAGCGTGCCGGCTTGGAATTACATTGCCAACGCGGCGAACGAAGCGACCGGAGGAGGTCAGCCCGGCGCATTCCGCACCAACGCTCATGCCGTCGCAGAAGAGATGTCCAAGGTCTTCAAGGGCGCGAACCTCTCGGACTCGGAAATCCGGCATTGGGAGCAGAACCTTTCGGAGAATATGTCGCCTGAGCAGCAGAAAGCGCAGATCGCCAAACTCTCGGAATTGCTTCACGGCTCGCTTGCAGCCCTTGAGGAAAAGCGCCTTGCAGCGATCGGCCCGATGGCTGCGGCCAAGGCTGGCCCCGTCATCAAGGAAGAGGGCCAGAAGGTGCTTGAGCGCATCGACAATTGGCTGAAGGGCAACGGCGGCGCGCAACCAGCGTCGGCTGGCGGCATCCAGGAAGGCGCGACCGCGACCAACCCGCAGACGGGCCAGAAGATCACCTTCCGCAACGGGAAATGGCAGTGAGCGAACTTCCTCCGGGTTTTGTGCTGGATCAGCCCAGCGCTCCGGCGCTGCCGCCTGGTTTTGTGCTGGACAATCCCGGCATGGCCGAAGACGCCGCCAAGAGCGTTGGGTCAGGTCTCGCCAGCGCGACCGTTGGCGCGATTGGCGGCCTTGGCGATATCCGCGAGCTTGCGTCCAAGGGCGTGGATCTTGCGGGCCAGGAGTTGGGCGTCGATCTGTCGCCCGTCAAAACAGCCGCGTCCGCCGCGTCGCGTTTTATCCCGCCCCTTGGCATGGCTGCCATGGCGCCGACCTCGGCCGACGTAAAGTCAACCGTAACCGATCCGATCGTCTCGCCGGACTATCAGCCGCAATATGAAACTGGACGCCTTCTCAAGAAAGGCGCCGAATTCGCGCCCAACATGCTGATAGGTGGGCCAGATGGCCTTGCGGCTCGGTTCATGACCAACGTTGCCGCACCTGCTATTGGCAGCGAGATTGGCGGACAGGTCGGCGGCCCTCTTGGCGAGATCGCGGGTGGGCTAGTAGGGGCTGGTGGCGCTTCTGCCGCGGCTCGCAAATTCCAGGCTATGGCTGCCGCGCGACAGGCCCAGAAGGCCATTCCGTCCGCTGAGGATTTGCTGAAGTCCGGTTCTCAGGGCTTCGAGGCTGTCAAGGCGTCCGACGCGATTATCAAGCCCTCGACCGTCGAGCAGATGGCGAAGGACATCAAGACCGAATTGCTCAATGACGGCAAGCACCCGACCAGCGAAGGACAGGCTGGCATCTTCAACGCCCTCGACCGTCTGGAGGCCATGGGTAAGTCAGGTGGTGGCGTCACCACCAAGGACATGGAAGTCATCCGCAAGAACCTTGTTGATCAGAAGACAAGCATCAATCCGTCCGTTTCGCAGGCCGCTCGGCAGGCAACCGAATCGTTCATGCAGAAGTATTCGAACCTCGGACAGAACGATCTTCTGCACGGTTCGAACCCGTTTCCGACGCTCAAGAACGCCATTGGCGATTGGGCGGCTGGTAAACGGTCGAATACCGTCATGGGTAAGGTCGATCTTGCCAACCTGAATGCAGGAACGGCAGGCAGCGGGGCGAACATCGATAACGCTATGAGGCAGGCGGTCAAGCAGCTCGCCCGACCTCAAAATAATACGAATGTTCCGGTCGCCAAAAGGCTCGGCTTCAACAATCAGGAAATTGACGCGATCAAGAAAGCCGCAACCGGCACGGTGACGGGCAACATCGCGCGCTATATTGGCAAAGCCGCGCCTACGGGCATTGTTTCGGGTGCGTTGACGGGAACGGCTGGACACGCTGTTGGCGGCCCCATCGGCGCTGTAGCGCTTCCTGCCGCTGGGTATGTTGCGAAAAAGATCGGCGACCTGTCCACCAAGCGCGCAGTTTCGGCTTTGGATTCTCTGGTGCGCTCCCGATCGCCGCTTGCCGCTCATGTCGCGGCACAATTGCCGCCTCAAATTGTCAACCAGTTGCCATCAAAGACCCAGCGCATTCTACAGACTTTGACGATCGCCGCGCCGACAGTAAGCCAGCAGATTGCTCAGCCCCAAGGTCAGGCCATAGGCCAACCCGTAACCCAATAGTCCGGCGACGTAGCCGTTGGGCGTCCAGTGCCATGTCACATTCGACGCCATCACCGCAAACATGATCAGCATCTGAAGGCAATACCACCACATGGGCTTGGTTGACTCCATCATCGGCGTAGAGAGCGGCGGCAATCCGAACGCCACCAATCCTAATTCGTCGGCATCGGGGCTCGGTCAGTTCATCGATAGCACTTGGCTTTCGACCATCAAGCAGGCCCGGCCTGACTTGGCACAGGGCAAGTCCGACGCTGATCTGATCGCCCTGAAATCCGACCCGCAGCTCTCGCGGGAAATGACGGAAGCCTACGCCAACCAGAACCAGGCCATCCTATCAAGGGCGGGAGTACCCGTCACCCCCGGCACGACCTATTTGGCGCATTTCGCCGGGCCGGGTGGGGCGGTCAAGGTGCTTCAAGCCGACCCGAACGCTCCCGTCGAATCCGTGCTCGGGGCGGCCGAGGTCAATGCCAACCCCTTCCTGCGTGGGATGACCGTGAGCGGGCTACAGGCGTGGGCCGACAAGAAGATGGGCGGGAGTGCCCCTCAACCACAACCCGCACAGGCGAGTCCCGCAAGCCCTCCTGGCGCCCCTCTGGTGCTGCCGTCCGCTCAGCCACCTGTCTTCCCGCAGGCCGCTCAGGCCGCCCCGCAGGCGCCGCAGCAGGCCCAGCAGGCCGATAGCTCCTACTTCAACCAGATCCCCGCCGAGACGATCCAAGCCCCGCAAATCCAGTTCGCACAACGGCGGCCGGTCAATCTTGCCGGGCTTCGCAACATGCTGGGCTCCCGAGCCCCTATTTTCCCGAAAGGCTGATAGATGACCACGACCGGCGTTAAATCATGGTCTCAGACGGCGGCGACCAACGCCACTGCGGATTCGTCGGTAAATTGGTCCGAGGGCCAAGCCCCGTCCAGCATCAACGACTCCGCTCGCGCCATGATGGCGAGTATGGCGAAGTACCGGGACGACATTGCCGGCGCGATCACGACGGGCGGCACTTCGACGGCCTATACGGTTTCGAGCTATCAGACGTTTCAAAGTCTGTCAGAGATGGGCGGGCAGATTATCGCCTTCACGCCGCACACGACGAACACGGGCGGCTCTCCGAACGTGACGCTGAATGTGGACAGCCTTGGCGCGAAGTCCATCCAACTCAGCCCCGGCGTTGAGCTGCCGGCGGGCACCCTCGTTCAGGGCTCGCCGTATGTGGCGCTGTACAATGCCGCGAACGGAGTATTCTATCTCCAGAACTTCTTCGGCAATCCGTATAATGTCCCGATCGGCGGGCTCATTCCGTACATCGGGTCAACAGCGCCGAATTCGAGTTTTGTATTGCCTTACGGTCAGGCCGTCAGTCGATCCACCTACAGCACTCTGTTCGGCATGGTAAACACGGCCTTCGGCGTCGGTGACGGGTCAACCACGTTCGGCCTGCCGGACTTCCGGGGTCGTATCATCGCCGGCAAGGACGATATGGGAGGCTCTGCCGCGAGCCGGCTGACCTCGACTTATTTCGGCACGTCTGCCGCTGTGCTTGGCGCAGTTGGAGGCTCGGAAAGCCACACACTGACGAGTGCGCAAATGCCGACCCACTCACACGGCGTCAACGAAAGCGCGCATACGCACGGCGTCACTGGCGGCAACGGAACGCCCTGGGTGGGCGGCGTAGGTTCTTCAGCTCAGGGCGGCAGCACTTTCGCGATGAACACCGGCAGTATCACGCCCGCCTTGACAGGCATCACTATCCAAAACGCAGGTAGCGGCGGGGCTCACAACAACGTGCAGCCGACCATCATTTGCAACTATATCCTGCGGATTATCTAGCGAACTTGAACCAATCCGCGCCGCTGTCTTCCATCGTGTAATTGTGGTGAGCGGCGACGAATTCGCCCCGATCAATCCTCTGGAAGTCGTATGCGACTTTCTTGCGGGCGCCAATTTTCCCAGGCCCGTTGTCTCTCAGCCGAGATATTTGGGTCTCTGAGCCGCTGCCAAGAAAAAGACGATGCCAAAGCATCTGTCGTGCCCCGACGCCGCAAAGTGCTCGCACGATGGAAAGGGGCTCTGGGGTGTATTGCAGAGCGCCATTTGAGTGGACGACCTCGACACTACCGAGCCAGCTAGCCGCTTCGTCAATGCTGGTGAAAAATCGGAGTTGGCCAGTTTCAAGTTCACGCGCTCTCGCGACCATCGCGGGGGTTTCGACAACGGCCCAGCGTATCGCGATCGAGTGTCGCTTCGCGTCTTTGTAATGCCGGCCGCAGGCGCCGCCAAAGTCCAAGACTGAGCTGACACCCTCCATGTCAGGCCAAGGCTCGACAGGCTCATAAGCGAGAGTCTTTCGGAAGACTGTCTCGACAAGTTCGGGGTGCTCATACCCCTGCAATGTTTCGACAGGCAAAAATTTGAATAGCCGCTCCAGCATGGGGCGAAAACCTACCACCGCAACCGCAGGTCTATCAATGGCAGACTTCGCCTCTGCACTCACCCGCCTATGGCCCAACGGGGACCAGAAAATCCCCGGCCTGCGCGCCGGGATTATCGCTTCTGCGCCCGCTGTCTTCGCCAAATACGGGGTGAAGGACGCGCTCGTTCTGGCGCACATCATGGCCCAGATCAGCCACGAATGCGGGGCCGGTCATGACGTGGTGGAGAACCTGAACTACACGGCCGAGCGGATGGTGCAGGTATGGCCGAGCCGATTCCGGACGGTGGCCGAGGCGCTGCCCTTCGCCGGCAACCCGAAGGCTCTCGCCAACAAGGTCTACAACGGCCGGATGGGCAACCGGCTGGGCTCGGACGATGGCTGGAATTTCCGGGGCCGGGGTGGGTCGCAGACGACAGGCAGGGAGGGTTACGAGCGCGTCGCCAAGCAGACCGGCCTCGATGTCGTCAACCATCCTGAGATCCTGATCGACCCTCAGCACTTCCTCGAATGCGCCGTGTCGGACTTCATCAACTGCGGCTGCATGCCGTTCGCGAAGGCGGACGACATCAAGGAAGTCACGCACAAGCTGAACGGCGGCTACATCGGCCTGGCTGAGCGCTCGGCGTGGCTGGCGAAGTGGAAGGCTCAGGCCGTGCCGGTCCCGATGGCGCCGATGATCATTCTGCCGAAGTCGTCCACGCCGCCCGACGTTCCGAAACCGCCCTCGATCACCAACCCCTCCAAGGGCTCGATCGGTGCGTTTATCGCCTCAATCTTCAACGCCATTTTCCGAAGGAAATAGCATGTTTGCAAAAATCAAAGCCTACTTCTCCGACCTCTGGGCGAAGGTGAAGGCGGACGTCGCCAACGCCATGGCATTGCTCAGCACCATCTTTGGCTCGATCCTTACCCATATCGATGCCATCGCCGCGACGCTCGGAGACCCCAACCTCAACGCTCAGATGGCGACCGTGTTCGCGGATGCGAAGTGGCTGGGTAAGTGGATGCTCACGGTTGGCATCCTCGCGGCTGTCGCTCAGTTCAAGAAGCTCGTTCAGACGCCGACGAAGGACTAAGCCATGTGGACGGCAATCCTATCGTTTCTCGGTGGCCCTGTCATCAAGGGGCTTATCGATGCCTACAACGCCAAGCTCAAGGCGGGCAACGTCGATAGCAAGATCGCGGCCGATCTGGCGGCAACCGAGATCGCAGCGCAGACCGCCGAGACGCAGGCGCAAACCCAATACCGCATTGCCGAGTTGGGTTACTGGTATGAGCCCGACAAATTGATGGGCTACTGCGTCGCGGCCTATTTCGCAAAGCTCCTGATTTGGGACAAGGTTCTAGGGCTCGGCACGACTGACGCGCTCGCTGGCTTTGCAGCGGTGACGGCAAATCTCGTCGTGTCGTTCTACTTCGCCAAGCGCGGCTTTGAAAACGTGGCGCGGATTATCAAGCGATGAGCCACGAAAAGACGGATACCACGATCCTGTTGGACATCTATCAACGCCTTGGCGGCATCGAGGCGAAGCTTGAGGCGGTCGAAAAGCACGAGCCGCGCATCGTAAAACTTGAACGGTTCGAGGGTAGAGTAGGAGCCTACATCTGGCTCGGCGGCTCCGTTGCGTCCGGCGTTCTCTTTCTGCTCTGGGAGGGCATCAAGTACGGGATGGACCAGTGGTTTCATCGCTGATCCTGCTTCTCGCTCTCTCCGCTCCCAACATCGATTGCTCAAAGGTCCGCTTCTACGTCCACATTCTCGGGGAGCGCGGGGCTATCGCGCTTGCTCGCAAATGGGGCGCAACCGAGTCCGACATTGAAAAGGGGAAACGGTGTCTTTTGAAAAAAGATTCTTAGCGGCATGATCGCCATCATCGCCGTGCTGTGCAGCCTGTCCTCTCCGTCAGACTGCCACGAACAGACCGTCACCACCTCGGACTTCGAGAACATCTCGCTCCAATCCTGCCTGATGGGCGCTCCGCAGCTTGCCGAGTGGATGAAGGAGCATCCGGGCCAGAGGTTGGCAGGGTGGAAGTGTGTCATCGGCAAGCCAGAGCGGAGGGCATGACCATGTATTGTCTTGTCGGACTTGCGGTTCTCTATATCGCGATCGGAGTCGCCATGGCGTTCGTTCTGAAGCAGACGCCATACATGGAAAATCCATTGTGGACGATGATTTTGCTTTGGCCTCTCTACTTGATCATGGGGATTTAGGGTTGCCGGCAACCAAGAGCGGTAGGGCCGCCCCGAAGTGCTCGGATGATGAGTTCATTGCGCTGTTCGACGCAGTAGGCGCCACCAAGACAGCCTCAATTCTGGGAGTGCAGGAACACAACGTCTACAAGCGACGCCGCAGGCTGGAGGCGCATTTCGGACCGATTTCGTCGCCAACCAGGCCGCGGGCAGCCGTTCCGGGGCGCTACCCGGTGGTTCTGAAGCACGCGACAGTATTGGTCGGGAGTGATTTCCATATCTGGCCCGGCGAGCCTTCAACCTGCCTCCGTGCCTTCAAGAAGTTTGTCTCTGATATCCAGCCGAACGCCATCATTTTGAACGGTGACGTGATGGACTTCCCTCGCATCAGTCGGCACCCGCAGAATTGGGAGAGCGCGCCGGACCCGCGGGAGGAGATCGAGGCCGCGCAAGACCACCTTGACGATATCGTTAAGGCCAGCAAGCGCGGCACGCAGAAGATTTGGACGCTGGGAAATCACGACGCGAGGCTGGAGGCTCTTTACGCCAACTCAGCTCCGCAAATGCGCGGGATGAAGGGGGTCCATTTGGCCGACTTCTTTCCGCTCTGGCAGAAGGCTATGTCCTGCTTCATCAACGAAAACGTCGAGGGCGGGGCGACGATGGTCAAACATCGACTAAAGGGAGGGCAGGGCGCTACCAGGGCGAACGCGCTCAACTCCGGCGTTAGCATGGTCACGGGGCACCTCCATTCGCAGAACGTTCGACCGATTTCTGACTATCGTCGCTTTGATCGTTATGGCGTGGATACTGGTTGCGTGGCTGACAAAGAGCATCGGGCGTTTACGTACACGGAAGACGCTCCGCTCGATTGGCGATCTGGATTCGCGCTCCTGACCTATCGCGATGGGCGGCTGATGTATCCTGAGCTTGTGACCAAGTGGGACGACAAAACCGTGCAGTTCAGGGGGCAGTTGATCCGTGTATAAAATCAGTGAAGTGGACGGCCTCGAAGAGGAAGACACGCTAGCGGAACTGCACGGCTTGACCTTCCTGGATGAAGCCGGGTTGCCAGACTTTGAGCAGGGCCATTGGTGGCTATGCTATCGAGACCGTAAGCCTGTTGCCTTCGCCGGCCTGGTGCCATCAATGTTCGCGAATTGTGGGTACTTCAATCGCGTGGGCGTTCGACCTGAGCATTCCGGCCATGGGCTTCAGTTAAGGTTTATGCGAGTGCTGGAGCGCAGAGCAAGGGCGAATGGCTGGCGGATGATCGTGTCTGACACGACAGACAACATTCGTTCGGCGAATAACTTCATCCGCGCCGGGTATCGCCTATATGAGCCTGAGACCAAGTGGGCGTTTCCGCACTCGCTATATTGGAGGAAGGCGCTTTGAACGCGGTAGACCTGATCATGAAGGCCGGAGAACTCGTCGGCGGTGCTCGCGCCGAGACCCACGGCGACAAGCATCGCAACTTCCAGCACATCGCCAACTACTGGAATGCCCATCTCGCCACCAAGAACGGCGCTCCGCTTACCGCTGAAGACGTTGGCCTGATGATGGCACTCCTCAAGATCGCCCGCACCAAGTGCGGCCAGCACAACGACGATGACGCAATAGACGCGATTGGCTACATCGCCTGCGCTGGCGAGATCGCCTCGGCCAAGCGCTAACACCTGTCAACACCCTGACCTGACCGGCGGCCCTTCGTGGCCGCTTTTTGCTGCTTGGAGCAAAACGTGGGGAACATGGGGACGAGCCGGATCGGCGAATCCGAACGTGGTAAAATGCTCTGATTTGCATCGGGGATGATCATGGACCGCTTTTGGCAGAAGGTTGAGAAGACGGACGGATGCTGGAATTGGACCAGCGCCAAGCATCCGAAGGGGTACGGGCTGTTCTCGATCAAGAACCGCAACCAGCGCGCTCACAGGGTCTCCTATGAGCTTTGTAAGGGGCCAATCCCGGAGGGGATGCAGGTTCTCCACGAGTGCGACAATCCGAGCTGCGTGAAGCCCGAGCACCTGTTCCTCGGAACGAACGCCGACAACATGGCCGATAAGGTCGCCAAGGGTCGGCAGGCGCATTTTTGCCCCGGCCGGGGCGAGGACTCACCCACGGCAAAACTTACCACCAAGCAGGTTCTCGCAATTCGGGAAGCCGTTGGCGTCCCGCACAAGGTATTGGCGGCCGACTACGGGGTGTCCCGCCGTCAGATCGAAGACATCAGGGCGCGGCGCGCCTGGAAACATCTCTAGGAGTACGACAATGGGATTTGGAAGGATGGGGGCGAGGGGAGGGTTTGGCTCTTTCTCTGTCCTTGGGACAGTGCCACCGGCAATCTCGGTGAGTATCCCGACTGCGAACCTCGTTTCGGCGTTCTCGGCCATCAAGGTCAACGGGTTCAGCGGCAGCGGCATGACTGTCCGTCGCTCAGACGGATCGACTCTTGATATCGGCTGGGTGGGGAATCGGATCGACAAGGCCGCAGCGGACGCATTCGCGGCAGCTTCGGGCAGCGCCGACAAGGTGACGCTGACTCTGCCGAAAGCCTATGACCAGATCGTCGCGACAGCGAATGATATGGCGCAGGCCACGGCTGGCAACCAGCCGCTGTTTTCCTCGCTGAACGAATGGCACGGCATCCGGCCCATCACTTCGGATCGCACGACCTCGCGATGGCTGACGGGCGCTGGAACGCTTTCCCTCAATCGTAACAGCTTCACCATCTATCTGGTGATCGCGCCTCGGACCTCTTGGTACGATCAAACGTTTTTTGACCTGATCGACAATACTCCAACGTCGATCGCGGTCTGTACCGCGCTCAAGGCCAACATGAGCACGGTTGGAAACGTTGCGGTGCCAATGGCGCGCAATGCTCGTTCAGGCATTCAGGTCATCGCGTTTTCGAGCAACGGAACGTCGTGTATCACCCATGTTGCCGGCACGACGACCACGGTTGGTAGTGCCATGACCAGTGCAGCTATTACCAACCTTGGCATCGGCAAGACAGTAGGCAATAAGCCGTCTGGAGCCGATGTCTTCTTTGGCGCGGTCTATAGCACAGGGCACGATTCAACCACCATACAGGCCACGGCTGCGGCTCTGAGGGCGTCATTTTCAATTACCGACAGTTTCACGAAAAGGCTTGTTGCAAGCGGCTCAAGCCTCGGCATGGGCGTCGGATCGACCAATAATCAAACGTCGTGGTATCAAGCCGGCTTTGGCACGGCGAGCCTCCCGGATTGGGAACTAATGAACGTCGCAGTTTCCGGCGAGACACAGGATCAGGCCTATACCGGCCGATCCAAGATGACGGCGCAATACTCCGCATCCTTCTCCAAGTGCATGGCCTATATCGGCTCTGCGACGAACGATTTCGCAGCAGCGGTTTCTTACGCCGATCAGGCAACCGCGGAAGCGGCGGCGACCACCCTCTACAACAATACAACCTTGCCCTTTGTCTCAGCGCTGAAGACCGCAGGATTTGGCGGCGTTGTCGTCGCTACGACGTTCGCGCGGGTGGCCCTCACGACCGCCAACTTTACCGAATATGCTCGATTGAAGCATAACCAGCTCGTGATCGCAGGCGCCGCAGCGAACGGCTACGTGGTTTCGGATCACGCTGGGGACTCCAGGCTCCAAAATTCCGCCGACACGACCTATTTCAATGCAGACGGCACGCACCTCACGAATGCGGGGTATGCCGTCGTTGCGTCGCTCGATAGGCCGGCGGTTTTGTCGCTGTAGTCCACTCCCTTCAAGAAGCCGAACGCGCGAACTCCTGCGCCTGCTTCTTGGCGGTCTCCTGGGTGACCCTCTCGTTCACCGCGCGTCGGCCGGCGTTGTCGTCCCAGTAGAAGTATTCGCTCTTTCTGCCGTCCGCAAAGCGCACCTCGAAGCTGCCCTGGTCGGCAATGACCGAGTGCCGGATGATGCGGATCGGCTTCTCGCTCACAGCCGCAATAGGCTCCACGCGATCACGCCGAGCGCGATGGCAGTCATGCAAAGAATCGTGCGGCGGCCGATGCGGTTCATGGGTGCCTGCCTTCTCAGGGAGAGCGGGGATGAGGGGGCTCGGAAGCTTTGTCTCCGTCTATCACGGTGAACAGTTTTCTTTTCGCCAATTTCGGGTCGGCCGGAAGCCCGTTGGGCGTGCAGTTGGCGGCGAGCAGGATGTCGGGATCATTACCCGGTATACCAAGCCCTTCGACTGCGACATTGATTAACGCATGCAAATAGCCCTCTTGGGAAGGACTGTCAGGCGGATCAACCACGAAGAGTTTCAGAGCATCTCGAACGTATCTCTCAATATTGTTCATGCCGCATCTCTGTGTTATGGATTGTATCAATTCGGCTACGGTCGAAGGGAGGGGGGTGCCCCGCCCGGACTGCTACGAGTTCGGAATTAGCGGCCTAGAGGCGAAAGTTTCTGGGCCGCTCTCATTTTGGAGCGAGGGCCGGGGATCGAACCCAACCGCCGATCGTCCCGTGTCCTGAGACACCTCAATCCCGCCGCTCATGACGGCGTTTCTTAATCGGACGTGACGCGTCGCCAGACGCCTCGCATTAAAAATCACTTCAGCGCTCCTTGCCCAGCAGCGTTCTGGTCCTCAAGCTCATCGACGATCATCTCGATCGCATCCAAAATATAGGGCATGTGGCCCTCTTTAGCCGCCGCATGACGCACCCTGCGGATCAATTCTCGAAGCCGCATCATACGATCTGCGTGGGTTAATTCCGACATATGAGCCATCTCACTTCCCCTCTTCGCTTATCGTCGCCAGTGCCCTAGCAGGGCTCGACCGCTCGCTTCCCACCCCGGCTTGCCTTCGAGTCCGTGGTAATCGCCCGCGCTTTGGCTAAGCGCCATAAGGCTCCCACAAACTGGTCTGGCTCACGGGCCATAGCCTTGTCCGTCGGCCTGCTAGAACCTCTCTTACGCCTTCTGCTCAAGATCTGGGAGGCGGGGAAACCGAGCCGCCGCCGGCATTGATGTAGTCGCGCTGCCATTTGTCGATATCCAGCGGGTCAACCCGACCGGACTTAGCCATGCCACGAAGGATGAGCCATAGCGCGCGAAACAGAAACGATTCTATACGAGAAATTTGGTCCATCTCATCCCCTCTGTTCGGTCAGGATCGGCGGGGAAACGTGTAATAGCCGACCGCAGCTATTGCCGGTATGGAGATCATCATCCAGAGGAAAACAGCCCTTGAATCCGGTCTCCATATCGGAAGATCATGCGCCCACTCGATGTCCCACATAATGAAAGCGCCGGCCGCATACATGATCGCGGCGACGAGGGCGGCGACGCAGATTGTTCTTGCGATCTTCATGAACGCTCTCCATTCGAGACCTTGAGTGCCCTGATGCGGTCTTGGATACCGCGCAGGACTACTCGGCAGCTGCGGCCCGGGGCCACTTCCTGGGGTCGACCATCTTGACCAGATGATTTGCGCACCCTTGGCAAAGCTCGTATTGGCCGCCTGAGCCAGTCACACCTCCGGTGAACTCGACTCGGGCGGTTGTCCTCCTGACAAGATCGTGGGGCACCTCGCGAGCGCACCCGTCGCAGATGTATTTGACGGCCATCCTTCATTCTCCTTTAGTTGGTAGCTGGTGCTTCGACGTGAGTGTGGATGTGGGCTCAACGCGCTGGTTCCATTGCTTTCCGGAATTGGGCCACGTCTCATTGCTTTCGAGGCGGCAACCGCATTCTGAGCAAGCCACGATGCACGACTGGCGATTGTTTCCCATGCGCTCAAACTGCGCATATCCACCGCAGAACGGGCACGGTGCGAGGTCAACCAGGCTCATCGGTAAGTCCTCGGGATGAACAGCACCAGGATAGGCCAGAAGAACAGTGAGACGAGATTGAACAGCCATACGCGCCCACGGATCGCGAACGTCGGGCCGGTAAACATGGCGCCGATCGGAACGGCGAAATAGATGGCTAAGAAAATCCAAATCACCTCAACGCTCCGATACTGTGATCGACTCCAAGCGCGATGCGTGCTGCTGTGATCCCCCTGGCCTGCCCAGCGCGGTCCATCTTCTCGTACAGTGCCTTGCGAGCCAGATAGAGAGCTTCGCCGGCCTTGGTGCTCCTGTCGCAGCCAACCATCCAGAGAAGCCCATAGGCAAGTTCTGCGGCCTCACGGTCGGTCATGCTTGGGCTGATAACGCTGTCGGCTTCGATCATTGGTGCCTATCCATCGTTTGTTTCATCCAGGAACATATCGACTTGCCGACTAGCATCCTCAATGCGACGGCAGGCAATGTCGAAATACTTAGGTTCAATCTCGATGCCGATGAATCGACGCCCGGCCTGCAACGAGGCGACGCCTGTTGTTCCGCTACCCATATATGGCTCAAAAATCGTCTTCTTGGTCGTCAAAGAAACGCACCAGAGCATTACGGAAACTGGCTTTTGCGTCGGATGAACCCGAGGTTCCTTTTCTCCTGCGCGGCAAATTCCGTTCCAAAGATATCTTTTCAGCCTCGCAGGTCCCTTGAGATTAGACCATGCCAGTTCGCAATCAGCGAAGCTGTTTGAAACCATTCCGTCGCGCTTGTCCCAAACCAGCCAAGACGAAGATGCCGGCAGCTTATCGCTGTAGTGATTTGCGCCCCAAAGGATAGCTTGATCAAATTGTAGCCATGGCGCTGGGTCAAATGGCTCATTATCACCCGTAACCGTCTCAAACATTCGTTCAATGCGTCTGTTCGATGACGGCCTGCCGGTTGGCAGCGTGGAGCCGCCAGCCCCTTTCCGGTAGCTGATGCCGTAGGGCGGATCTGAGACCAAGGCAATATCTGACAGTGGGCCAAGCGTCGGAAGAATCTCCCGACAATCGCCGAGATATAGCGTCACGCCTTCGGCTATGGTCTCAACCTTGGTCACTCGCACTCCTTTGAGGAAAGCGCCGGGGTGCCGGCGTCCAGGTAATATCTCAGGAACCTGCGCATCACGTAATCGATCGCGGCGTCCTCGTAGGCGCCACCTAGGCCGCGCTCCATGACTGCCTTGAACGTTACGGCTGGAGGGGCTTTATCCATAAGCGGAACGTGATCCAGCAGGCGCAGCTTGCGAACCTTGGCCAGCGCGATCTCATAGGCGTCTTCGTTGACCTTCATGTGCTTCCTCGGTGATCTGAAGGAATCGGGGTGTTCGCTAGATCAAGCAGCACGTCGGCGTGGCATGGCTCTCCGACCTTGCACCAGCAAGCGAGGTTCTTACCGCGGAGGCTGGGCAGAGCTTTTAACACGGCGTTCGCGCGCTCGCTGCCGAGCATAAGCCAGCGCTGGTACATCGCGCGCTCAATCGGTTTCGGCAGCGGATTCCCGAACATGCCAGGGCGACCGACGTAAACCGTGTTCGGCGGCATCCGCCAGCCCGGCGTGCGCTTGCGCTGGATCCGCTCAGGCATCGCTACCTCCCTGCTGTGCCGGAGGCAATGAAAGTGACATTGGCTCGTCAGAGCGGACCTCGCACCAGAACTCCTTTCCATCTGGAAGCTGTGTCCAGAGATCAAAGCTTTCTGACGAAAGGTCCTCGACCTCCTCGCCATCGCAGTCGATATAACCAGCGTCATGGCGCCAATACATTCTGGCGCCGGAGCCGTCATTGAAGAGGACGACGAACCTGCACCCGATCGGAGGCGGCTCCTCGTGGAATGGTTTCCAATCAGGCATTGTCGCCCCCGGTCTCTTGCGCCTTTCCCACAGCAGCTTGGAGTACAGCTTTCGCCTGGACGATCTCAGGGCTGACGCCGAGGCCGGCGTGTTTATTGAGAACGTCGGAGAGCGCCTTCACCAGCGCCTCGTGATTGTTCACAGCCTTGACGATGAAGGCCGCGTTGGCGGCGAACTCCTTGTCATCCACGTAGCGGGGCTGCATCGCGACGGCATAGGCGTGGCCGGGCCGTTCCATGCGGTAGATCGAGCCGTTGTGAGCTTGATCGATCGATTTTGCGTGCCAAGTCCAAGGCAACGCACTGTGCTCAGCCATTTTGGTCCCCTGTGTTGCTTTGATGCGAAGGAAGCGCTGAGGCTCAACCGTACATGCTGCAAAGCAGCCACTTCGGCGGCTGCCACGCGATGCCGTTGGCCTCCGGCTTGTCTTCCGGTGCCGGCCCGTGAACGTACTCACACATGAGCCGGTGAACCTTCAGGTTCTTAAGGCCGTACAGCCCGTATCCGTTCTCATTGCGGGAGAACGGCCAGAGCAGGCACCAATCTTTGTGCGGATAGTCCAAGTGCTCCCGCAGCCAGCGGGAACTCCGGCCTACGGTTCCGATGCGGTCCAGGACGGATGATCGCGAGACGGTCATGCGGCTTCCCTCATGATTGCTTGTCCGATTTGGAACGGGATTTCTGGCGCGACGGAGTTTCCGAGGGACCGCATTCGGTCCACCCATCCGGGAAGCCCATCATCGCTTCGCCAAGCTCGAGCGGTACACGCTTGCGCTGCAAGTTGAGCCTGACCCAGTCGGTCATCGTCAGCCCATCGGAAATATTGCGGTACGGCCGGCTGCCGTTCGTCACCTGGCGCGAGTCTGCTGCGACGAGGGTAGGCAACAATCCACATTCGGTCGCGCGTTTGGGGAAGCCCGACGACGGAAGCCGGTACGCAACGCCATTCCGCGTCGTACCCGATCGAGGCCAAGTCTCCGAGAACCGTTCCAAGCCCTCGATGAAGCAGGTCTGCGACGTTCTCCACGATGACGTAGCGGGGTCGAAGGCCGCGAATGAGTCTGAGGTATTCGCTCCAAAGTCCTGACTTGGCGCCGGCGAGCCCAACCCGGGGACCGCTGGAAGAGATGTCTTGGCAAGGGAAGCCGCCACAGATGACATCGATTGCGCAGATGTTCGTGGCGTCGAGCTCGGTGACATCGGGGAAGATTTGGACGCCAGGCCAGTGCTTGGCGAGCACTCGACGGCAGAAAGGGTTGATCTCGCAGAACGCGACGGTTCGCATTCCGGCTCGTTCGAGCCCGAGTGAGAAGCCGCCGATTCCTGAAAATAAGTCGAGGACATTCACGTTTTCAGCCGTTTGTTGTGCAAAAATATGGAGTTACGCCCTGCTGGAGAGGGAGCCGTTACCCCCTCCGCGCCGATTTCCGCTTGATCGACCGCGCCTGCATGCGCCGGCTGAGCGGCGTGCGGCGACGAGCTGAAGGAGGCTTGATGCCGTTGCGGGCTCGGTGGCTGGAGATGAGTTGGGAGAGGGTGAGGGGTTTCATTGGTTCACCTCGCTACTGCCCGTGACGTCGCTCTGAGCGGTCACCCCGGCCTCACTGGATGCCTTGGCTTCGCGCTTGCGCCGCAGGCGGTCATCGTTCAACCACTTGATCATTTCGTCGGGCGTTGAGCTGTAGCCACCGCCCCAACCGATGATCTGTCCGGTATTGCCGCCGACCGCGACCACCATCATGTTATCGGCGTGGTGGCACTCTATGACCTGGGTTTGCCCAGCCACGTAAGGCGCGCGGATGTAGCGCTCGTTCGGATCGTTCAACTTCGCGCGGATCGCCGCGACAAGCTGTTTGCCAAAGTCTGGCGTGTTTTCGATCCGGTCGAGCTGATCGACCAAGACAACGACGGTTGCATTAAATCCCATTGCCCTCTCCTTTGGATGCAGAGAGAGCGGCGGGAGGAGCAGGGAGATGCATCCAGTGGGTGGGCTGCTCCGGCTCTGGATCGGCTTGATCCAATAGCTCGTCAGCCCAAAGCCAAAGCGACTCGTCGCCCTCACACCAAACCATGCGGGCCTGCTCGCCATTGAAGGCCCAAATCTCTCGGTCCCTCGGCGCGGTCTCGATAGGCTGCCACGGCATACTCGGTGCCGGGGTGACTATCTCAGGCGCCGGGGAGCCAGAGACGGCGCGGTGATCCAAATCCCTTCCCTCAGTGAGGGAAGCGGGAGGGGTGGAGAGACGGATTGCCCGCAGGTCTGGGGAGAATTCAAACCAAGGGTCCCCAGCATCGCAGCCGTAATCGTTGTATGCTCCGTGCTTCTCGGGGTCGTATGGCACGGCCACGATAAGCCCGAGGGATTCAGCCTTCTCTTGGATGGTCCCGCCGTCGAGATCGCCGCCTTGCCACGACCCTTCCTGGAGAGCCCAGCGAACGAAAAGCGCGCAATTCACAGCGGTCTCGCTCGGGGTGGTGACGGGGGAGGCGGACAGCGCGTCGGCGGCGTCGCCGCATAGGGTCTGGTATGTCTGTTCTCGCAGTCCGCCAGCTTCAGCGGCGCGAAGCCTTTGAATGAGCACGGCCACGTTGGCGGCTTCTGACGGGCTGGACCGCTCGCTTCCCATGTCGGTCATGACGCTGCCTCCGACAGAGCCGCGTCGTCACAGTCATCCTGCCATTCGCGGAAGCTTTCCTCCGCATGGGCCAATGCCTCGCGCCCCTCGTCTGAGGAGAACATGACGAGGAACTCTCGCATCTTGCCTTCGCAGCGGAACCACTCCCCGACCGAGCGGTATTCGTCGAATAGGGCGTGGTAGGCGGCCTCCATCTTGCGGTCGCCGGGCATGACGAGAATGACGTAGCCCTCATGAGGACAGCCCCGGCAAACCGTGTCAGTCCTGCTCAGCCAGTCGGTCGAAAACCCGATCTTCACCAGGCCGGCGGAATAGACGAAGTACACATGCGACGGCGCGGCCATGAGCGCCGCAATTTCACCATCGCGATTGCGGGCGCTTGGTGCGGGCGCCGCCGAAACTTCCTCTTTAGCTTCAAAGGTGCTCATTCGCCCTTACTTTCGTGTAAGGGCTTGGTGGGATTAGAGGATTTGACTTCTGCCTCCCCCACCAGCCCGTCACTATGTGGTTGGTTTGTCTGAGTATTCTGCGCTTTCGCCCGCACTTTTACAAGTGGTGCGGGCATAGAATTTAGCTTTTCCGCCGCTTGTTTCGCCAATTTCGCGCGGTTTGCCGTCCGGGTGTAATGGGCCGCCATGCGCCCGCCGGACCAGCCAAAGATGGCCTCAAGCTCGGCCTCCGTCGCGCCGTTCTCGACCGCAATGGTGGCTGCGATCTTCCGAACGCCATGGGCGCTCTTATTCACACCGGCCGCGCTGGCGGCCTCTGAAAAGACGTTGCCGAACGATTCCTTGGTGAAGGAGCGCCCGCGCTCGCCGACAATCCACGTATCGCGCCCGCGCGGCCCGGTCAGAAGCGACCGCTGCAACACAGTCAGCATCGGAATGATTACCGGCGTCCCGGTCTTCTCCGTCACGATTGAGATTATGCCGTCTTCGTCAACGTGCCGGTTGCCGACCGCAGCGGCGTCACCACGGCGCAAGCCCGTGTAGAGCAGGACATCGAGCCACACCCGCTGAGGCGTGCCAGGTTGCCACCGCTTCTGATAGGCGATGACGTCTTCCTTGGTCCAAGCGACGAACCCGGCGTTGCGGCGACGCTTGGGCGGCTTGACGTCCGCCGTTGGATCTTTCCGAACGTGCCCGCGAGCCATTGCCCATCGGTACAGCCCGCGCATCGTGTCCAGAAAGTTGCGAGCTGCGGACGGCGTGTCGGCGCGCTTGTCGAGACCGGCGACAATATCGTCGCTGCCGATCGCGCCGAACGCCTCGGCGCCCGCGCTCTTGAGGACGTGCAACATGATATTTTCGCGCTGCCGGCGTGTGGCTGAGGAGAGGGCCTGCCATCCATCGGTCTTGCGGTAAGCGTCCCACAGCCATTGCAGGGTGCCCGCCGTCGCCTGCCCACGCTGGGGCAGCTTGCCGGCAATCGCGGCATCATATTGAGCCTTGAAGTCTTCGGAGCCGTACTCGCCACGCAATCGATAGCGAGGACCGCCGCGCTTGCGGACGTAGTACACGTCCTTACCGTGACGGTTGCGTTCTTTGTGAAGATGTGGAGGCCTGGGTCTGGGCATGGCGGCGATCAAAGGACAATCCTCCGCCGCTCCGCAACTTCCTTTTCGGCCGGTTCCCGCTGTTTTGTCGGTTGCGGCTCGATGAGGATTGTGCCGTCGCGGGTGATCTTGACCATGCCCGCGCCGCACTGCTGCGCCGCGCGGATGGCGCGCGCCACATCAGCCTGGGTCACGCGGGCAGGCGTTCGGCTCATCACTCACCTCTTGCGGCAGCGAGAGCGGGGCGGGTTCACCTCGCCACCGAGCAAGCCGCTCTCCAGTGCGGTCACCCCGGCATCGGTGGATGCCGTTGCAGAGGTTTGGGCAGGATCGGGGATGTGCTCAGCCGGCGGGAAGTTGCTGATGATGTCGGCGATTTCGTCGGCATATTCTTCCGTGCGGAAGTAGCGGACAAGCTCGTCGCGTGAGAGGATGTCGCCTTGGGCCGGAATGCCAGACTTAACACGGCGATTCCAAAGCTCGCGTGCGCTAGGCTCTCCGTCCTCGATCTGAGCGCCGCAATCTTGGCAAGCGACCCAATCGAAATTCGGGAGGTCATGGATGTTCGTGCTACCGCAGAACGGGCATGGCAAAATTGGTGCCGTCTCTCCGGCTGTCACGTCCATATGCTCAGACGTTGCAGTCAGGTCCGCGCCTGACGCGCCTACTCGAACCTCGGGGGATGCACATTGGGCGGTCCCTCCGCTTGCCTTTGGTTCTTTCGCTTGGGATTCATGGTCGGAGATTTCCTGATAGCCGTTGGCATCGCAATCCGGGCAAGCTGCATAGTCCGAAAGCAATCCGGGCTCGAAGATGTGGCCCGACCCCTTACAGCGTTCGCAGCTAATCGTTGCAGGCATCACTTTCCCCCACATTCGGTGAAAACTCGGTTGGCGCGTGCCCACGTCCCCAATTGCTGCTTCACGGTATGGGTCTGCGGATTGGCAACCATAAATCCGTGCGTCGCCGCGTCGAAAGCGTCGGCCTTCTCGCGCAACTCCGCTGCGCGGGGATGGCCGCTATCTGCGAGCGCGTGCATCTTGATCGAAAGATCGGTCTTTACGACCGCACTTTTCCTCTCAGCGGAGCGCGGCGTATGACCCTGCGGGGTGACCGATAGGTCTCGCGGAGCCACGCTGTTTCCTTGATCCATATCCTTCATCACGCCCCTCCATGCTGCTCAGCAGGAAGACACACCGCAATAAGCGAAAGACCCGAAAACATCGCGACGCCAACCAATAGCGGCCATTCGAGCCATTGCGATGCCGGAAGCAAGAACGATGCGGTAAGCCCGACGATCAGGACGCCACCAGCGGCACGGTATAGCTTTTCGCGATTCCGATCTGACTTGCCGCCGGTCGCGCCGCCGTTGGCGACGAACCAGGCGCTCATGATCGTGGCGACAGCGAGGACGATTGCGAGGATGGTCATGGTGCATACGCCAGCGTCGGCGCTCCCTGATGCTGCCAGTCCCAGATGAACCAGGCGTGATTGAATGATGGCGAGCCCTTCGAGTCCTCGAACCAGCGAATGCGTTTGGTGAGAACCACCTTCTTGCAGAAGGCCGGATGCTCAGCGAATAGATAGCCGCGCGTCTTGGCGTGGTCGAAGTCAGTTCGCAGAAGCATCGCCACGATCCCGCGCCCAACGCTTCCCAGCGCCCGTTGCACGAACTCGGTGGCAAGCTCGTAAGGTGGATTGGTAATGATGGCGTCGGCACCGTCGTGGATTGGGCACTTCAAGAAATCTGCCGCATAGCAGAGCGGGTGAGGCTCAATATCGGACGCCACGACCCCGCATCCCCACGCGCCAAGCACGTTGGCCATTTTTCCAGAGCCGGCGGCTGGCTCCCATATGAGCTTCGGAAGGCGCGGCAGATGAGGCCGCAGAGCTTCCGTAGCCCAAGCCGGTGTCTCGTACAGGTCGCGCTCCTTGCGCTCGTAACCGGAATCACGCTGGCTCATAGCCTGTAGCTCCCAGCAAAAAAGACGAAGAGGGCAACAAAGGTGACGATCCCAAGGATGGGAATGAGGGCGGTCATGACCGGGCCAAGAGTTGACGCAGGACTTCGAGATCCCGGCTGAATTGATCGTCGGCAACCGTGCGGTCGGCTGGCTTGATGCCGGCGCGTCGCTGTTCTTGCCAGTCTGCCAGCAAGCGATTGGCCCGCTCCTGCGAGGTTTCAGACGGCAGCGCAAGAATGATGGCCGTCATTGTTCGGCCTCCGGTTCGCTGCGCCGTTCCCAATCACAAAGCGACGCAGTGGGCTCGTCGAAATCGAACTCGCCGGCCTCGAATTTCAGCTTGGCTTCAACCGCGCTCGCGGCCTCGACAACCGCGTGCCCGTCGAATGTGAAGCGTCCATGCACGATGAACTGCATCACGCCACCTCATGGCACACGAACGACCGCGCCACCCGCGTCCCCAGCACCAGCTCGACCAGATGGTATTGCCAGTAGGTCAGCGGCTCGCCCTGGTGCGCCCAGCGGTTCGAGACTTCCTGCATGATCTCGCGGGTCTGGTCGCGGCACGGGCCGCCGACCGTGAATCCGACGACGGAATGCAGGCTACGGAGCTTGCTGGCCTCGCTCGCAATGAGATCGATGACCGCCTTGCGGTCCATCTTGTACGGCTCGTCCGTGTAGACCCACGGGCTGGTGTGGGTTCCGCAGAAGACGATGAAGCGTTCGGCGCTGAGGTCGATGACGTCTGAGGGCGGGAGGTGCTGGGTCATTTTGGTCCCCGTCGATGCCGTGTTCGATGGGGGAAACCTATAGGACTATTCCTACAGGGTCAATAGGGAAAATCCTATCGAACTAAAAAAAGTTGTCCCGGCGGGCGGCGCTGCGCGCCCTACCGGGCGGAATAGTTCCCTACGGTCACATGGCATACCTGCCATTCCGACCGCTTAAGGCTGAAGGATCTTTTGGGGTTGTACTGCTTCACATGCCAGGTCTCGTCAGTGAAGCGGACCAGCTCTTTGATGCAGATTGTCACCGTACCGTCGTCGGCATGAGATCTAAAGATGCAAATATCGCCCGATCTAGGAGGGAGATGAGGGTTCACCAATGCGGTGGAGCCCTCGCGCACTGCCGGGTGCATAGAATCCCCGGACACGATCATTCCGTAGCCATCACGAACTCGTAACAGCGGCGCCGGCCTTACCACCCAATCAACCGCACGATCGGTCACAATCAACGCCCCCCGTCCACCCTGGGCCGTACTAAAGACGGGCAAATCAGCTTCACCAAACAGTTCAGCGCCCGGTTTTATTTCCAGATCTTTGCGCGCGTCGGGTGCCACTTTATCCTGTGTTAACGATTGCACAACTCGTCCTTCTACGGGGTGTGGCTTATGGTTAACGGTTCCATGACGTAGCGAGCTTTCTGCAACGCCGAGAACGGAAGCGAGAGGCTGGCGCACCTTCTCTGGCAGCTCAGAGGGCACGCCGCGCTTTATGAACTGCTGCAAATAGGCGTGGTTTTTCCCAATCTTACGGGATAGTTCCGCAAGGTTTGTACCGCTGTCGGCGGCCTTCTCTAGAATCAATTTTCGCACTGCATCCATACGCAGGGTTGTAGGAAATTCCCTATTTGGCGTCGAATAGGATTTTGCCTCTTGCGAGCGTAGGAATAGTCCTATATGTTGCTGATCCATGACGCACTCTGAGCAATTTCTAGCTGAAGTCGAAGCCTTCCTGAGCCGGGCCAGTATGAGGCCCACGGCCTTCGGGAAGGCTGCACTGAATGATCCGAGCTTCGTGCGCGACCTCCGCGCCGGACGGAAGCCAAATCTCGGCGTTGTTGATCGCGTCCATGAGTTTATCCGCCAGCATGACGCGAGCGCCGCGGCATGACCCATTGGCGCCAACGGAATTCAGTCCCGGCCGCTACCCCCAATTCCTCCCGGCGGTCGGCCAACTCTGGCGCTACGCGCCAGCCTTCTATTCGTGAGGGCGAGATTGCCGGCGGCGTTCTTTTCGTCGGCATCTTCTTCCTCGTTCCGATCCTCATCGTTCTTTGCATTCGCTTCGCGTGCCTGACGTTCGTTCCTGAGCTTGTTCAGCATTAGCGCCACATGCCAGCCGATCGTCTCCCATCGCGTGTTCATTGTTGTGTGTCTTTCGGGGGTGTTGCGTCATGCATGGAGTATTCGCCAAACGGGTTCAGGAGGCCAGAAATGTCGAACGCGCGATCGTGCAGGGCACTGCACGAATGTGCAGTCCGAATTTCGGGAAGGTATGCAAGGCGCTTTGGCCGTTGAAAACAGCGGAAAATCTCGCGTCGCTGGTCGGATGTTCTGTACGAGCGGCGGCTTACGAGATTTCCGGTGAACGCGAGCCATCAGCATTTTCGCTGCTGGTCGTCATGAACGAAATTGTCCCGAGACGAGAAAGCCCGCCGCATCACGGTTCGGGCAAGTAGGAGGCAGGGGATGCACTACAACTCCAGACGTTGGACTGTCGAAGAGACGGCTTCACTGAAGCAGATGAAGGCTGACGGCTACAAAAACAAGGTCATCGCCTTCAAACTCAGCCGGACTGAGATGTCTGTGGCCGAGCGCTGGCGCTGGATCAACAAAAGTGAGGAGTTGAAGGAAAGGCGCCGTCTCCAAGTTCATCAGAACAGGCAACTGTGGCGATCCAATCAGGCCGAAAATATCGTCACACGATCCTTTCGAGCCGTGCCGGAGGTGCTGGCCGAGCGAGACTATCGCCTCTCCCTGCCGCGCACCATTGGTCAGATCGTTCTCGGCGATCCTCCGCCCGGCTATTCGGCCCTGGATCGCAAGAGGCAGGGGTTGCCGGTATGACCATCATATTGGGTATAGACCCCGGCATCTCCGGCGCCGTCGCATTCTACTTCCCCATGGTCCCGTCGCGCATCGCCGTTGATGACGCGCCCGTGGCCGGCGGCGAGATCAACGGTTATGAACTGGCGCGGCTAATCCGCATGCACCGCCCGACGCTCGCCGTGATCGAGCGCGTCAATGCCATGCCAGGGCAGGGCGTCAGCAGCAGCTTCAACTTCGGCCGGTCCTATGGCGACGTCCGCGGCGTTGTCAGCGCATGTGACGTGCCCATGCATTTTGTCACGCCGCAGAAGTGGAAAAAGCATTTCGGCCTGTCGGCCGACAAAGACGAAAGCCGGTTGCGCGCGATCCGCATGTTCCCGAACGCAGCCGAGAGTTTCAAGCTCAAGAAACATGACGGGCGGGCAGAAGCGGCGTTGCTGGCGCTTTATGGCGCCGAGGTCTTGCTGAAGGTGGCGGCATGAAACTGGAGCGTCACAGCCCTTCGTCCCTGAATCTTTTCTGCGCGAGCCCCAGCATGTTCGTGCTGGAACGCGTGCTCGGCGTGCGTCAGCCAGTAGGGTCTCCAGCTCATAGAGGGACAGCGGTCGAGGACGGCGTTACCCACGGGCTCATGAACCTGACGGCCGATATCAGTGATTGCGTCGCTGTGGCCCTGAAGAAATACGACACGATCTCGGCGCTCTCCGCCGACAAGCGGCGCGAGGATTACCGATCGACTATTCCCAGCATGGTCGAGACTGCGCTGCAAGAACTCCGCCCCTATGGCACGCCATCGCGCTGCCAGGGCTTCGTCGAGTGGAGGCCAAACGGCCTCGCATCTCCCATCGTTGGATATTTCGACTACGAATGGGAGCAGCATGGCGTCCTCGTTGATCTCAAAACCACGGAAAAATTGCCGTCATCGATCAAGGTCCCGCACGCCCGCCAGGTGGCCCTCTACACCCAATCAGACAACGTGGACGCGCGCCTGACCTATTGCACGCCAAAGAAGAAGGCGACGTATCGGCTGGAGAATGTTCGCGAACATCGTACCGCGCTGCATCAGATTGCGCTGCGAGTTGAACGGTTCTTGGCATTGTCCGATGACCCCGAGTTCTTCACGTCAATTACCGCGCCGGATTACGAGTCCTTCTATTGGGGAGGACCCGCGCGGCAGATCGGATACGACCGCTGGAAATTCTAGCGGCGTTTGGCATGCCGTCTGCCTGAATGGCGGCTTTGTTGGAAGAGGGAGAGCCCAGATGGGTCTCGGATTGAGCACTGGTGGAACAGGTGGCGGAGATATCCAGCCGTACATCAACTATGACGCAAAGGCAGGAAGAATGTTCCGTGTCGATCGTTCTCAGGGCGGCGACGGAACGTGGCAGACGGACAAGGTGGAGATCACCAGCACCGTGCAGATGGTGATGGACCTCGCCAACATCCGCGTTGGCTGGATCAACTACACCACGCAGGGGCCGGTTCGTAAGCTGGTCGTGCTCGGCAAGGAGCCGATCCCGCCGCGGCCGGACGACAAGACCGCGGAAGGCAAGCCCGCCTTCAAGCAGGGGTTCGAGGTCAATCTTCTGCTCGACAAGAACAGCGGGGGCGGTGGTCCGCGTGTGTTCGGTTCCGCCGCTGGCTGCGTGATCGAGGCTATGGACGCCCTGCACGATGCCTATTCGGCGGCACCGGAGTCCAAGTCAGGCAAGCTGCCGATCGTCAAGATTGCCGGCGTGCAGCCGGTCAAGGCCGGCCAGTCCACGAACTACAAGCCGACTTTCGCAATCGTGAACTGGATCGACCGGCCCCAGCCGCTTGCTGGATCCGGCGCCCCTGCGGCTCCCGCGTCTGCCCCGGCCACCGGCTCGACTGTTGTGCCCCCTCCTGCACCGCAGCCGACCGCGATGGCCGACGCTTCTGACTTTGGCTGAACCCCGGAAGTCCACGACAACGACCGGGCCTGCTGCGGCCCGGTCAGCTTACACAGCATCACGATAGAGTCATCAGTTGCGTAGGAGGTTCTTTGGTCAGAGGCAGGAAGAATGAACGCCGTGGTTCAGCCGATTTTCACGCCGGACGTGACAGCCATGCGGCTGCACGTCGAACATTTGTTTGGCGGGTATCTCGACGGCTGCCATGACGGCCTGATCGAGCTTTCCTGGACCGACACCAAACCTGATCAGGCTGGCCGCTACCGGCTGGCCAACGCCAAGCTGTTCGGAACCGACAAGTTGGACGATCTTGTCGATGAGGCCGCGCGTCTGAACGCGCAGCCCATGTGCAACGTCTATATCGGCGCCGCGCTCCGCCACCCCGACACAGCACCATTCGGCCGCGCCCAGGACCGTGACGCATGGGCCTTGACGTGCGCCTACGTTGACCTCGACGACGCTGAAGCCGCCACCAACGCGAAGGACATTTACGGGCTCGATAAGCCAACGCTTGTTGTCGTGACTGGCCGCGCGCCCCACACACGGGCGCAGCTCTGGTGGAGGCTGGAAGAGCCCCTGAAGGACGCCAACCACTGGCCGACGCTCCTACGTGGCTTTGCGGCCCGTCTGCATGGCGATTCCACAGTAACAAACCCGTCCCGCGTCATGAGGCTCGCCGGCACGATCGCGTGGCCGGTCAAGCCGGGGCGTACCGTGGAACTCACTTCTATTGCCCCTCTGCGCGAGCCTGGAGCCCGCGAATATTCGCCCGAGCATTTGGCGCAGGTCTTTCCGCCGATCGCTGGCGGGCCTCCCGTGGCCCAGCCAACGCATATCAACCACACCACCAATTCCCTTGGCCTTGCCGACAAGATCAGCGACGGCCGCGAAGCCTATATGCGGGATACCATCTCAGCCTGTCTGATCGAGCTGATCGGGACAACCGGATCCTGCCCGACCGCGCAAGAACTGAACGACGCGGCATGGCCACAGTATGAGCGTAAGGTAGATCTGACCCGAGGCGGCCGTGGTGCCGATGAGTTCGCCCAGAAGTGCGCCTACACGGTCACCAGGTTCGAGCGGGGAGACATCCGCGGTATCGAGACGCTGGATAAAGCGATCGAGGTTTACCAGCGCAAGGAAGCGCGGAAGCCGGCGCAACCCGCAGCGCTTCCGCAACCAGCCGTTCAGGCCACAGCAATCAAGACGACGAACTTTCTCACTTTGTTGACTGAAGACGTCCCGGAAGAGCCCGACATGATCGAGCCTGGGTTTGCCGGGCCCGGTTCGTTTGTCCTCATTGCCGGCCCACCCAAGGCCCAGAAATCGTTCCTTCTTCAGGAAATGTTGGTAGCGGCCGCAACCGGCGGCGCTTTCCTGGAGGGCACGTTCAATTGCACCCGTCCGCTGCGCGTCTTTTACCTCCAGGCCGAAATGAACCGGAAGCTGCTGCGCAAGCGGGCCCGGGAGTTCAAGCTACTGACAACGGAAGAAAAGGGGCTGCTGGCAACCAACCTGATCGTGTCGGAGCGCTTCCACATGATTCTGAACGAAAACGGAGTCAAACTGGCCGTCGAAACCATCAAGGCAAGCTTCCCCGGGGAACCGCCGGACATCATTGCGGTAGATCCGCTCGCCAACGTCTTCGACCAGGACAACGAGAACGACAACACCCAGCTCATGCGGTTCCTGACCGGACGCATTGAGGCTGTACGCCAGGCCATTAACCCGAACGCCGCGGTCGTGATGGTGCACCACGCTACCAAGCGCAGCAACGAAGATATGGCCCGGGATCCATTCATCGCCATCCGAGGTGCCGGCGCGCTGCGCGGCTATTACGACTCGGCGATCGTCATTTTCCGCGCAGGTGAAGAGACCAAGGCACGCAAAGTGCACTTCGAATTGCGAAGCGGAGAATCCCCCGAGCCCATGACCGTGGAATTGGTCAATGGCAGGTTTGTGACCGTCTCAGAGAATGCCAGTTCGATTGACAAGCCGATGGCTCGGCAAATGTTGGCTGTCCTTAGGGAAGCCTGGAATGCCGAAGAGCCGCTGTCGATGCATCCGCAGTCGCGAAAGGATGGGCGGTTTGCCGTGTTCAATCTGTCGGAGCAGTTCAAGGTCCGCGCCAAGGAGGTCGATAAACTGCTCAATCAGTGGATGCTCAACCGCGTGGTCGTGATGCGTCCGAGGGTTTCTAGAGGCCGTCCAGCGGGGCTCGAAGTGGTCGGTTCGATCGATTGATACCGTGCACAGCAAGCACAGAAGGGGGTCGCAAGTGTTTGAAATGATTGATGCACAGAAGCGGCACAGAAGCTGCACCAAAGCACAGAAGGGGGTCGCAAGTGTTTGGAATCGTTGAATGCACAGAAGCACTGCACAGAAGCATATATATATATATCCCGCTGCGCTTCGCAGCGCGCGGGAATATATTGCTCGGGCAAGCCTCTCTTGGCGGGAGACTTTGATGGCGAAAACATCCGTTTCCCCCATCGACACCAGACCGCTTGGCGGGTCCCACTCATGGGCGCGCAGCAATGGCACCTACATCTCGGGGCGCGCCTACATCGACGGCGCCGACGAGACCGCCTGCGAGATGGAGGCCAAGTGGGGCGCTGACCGATTGCGGCTTCTGGTCTCGCCCGAGCTGCGGGAGAAGTTCGACCGCCAGCGCTACCTGTTCAACCAGGCGATCTGGCATGGCGACCTCGAAGCGGTGCGCCGGGAGTCAGGCCGCATGGTCAACGCCTGGCTGGCGCTCGATGCTGCCGCGACTGCCGCCGGCAAGGTGGGGCTGTCGCCGAAGGTCTGGGAGATCGCGGACGAGGGCAGGGTGATCGCGATCGTCCCGACCGACCATGACGCTGCGGCCGTCAATGCCGATGGGCGCGAGGTCGTGGTGTACACGCTCGAAGAGATCGGACGGCTGTTGCGTGCGTACCCGGATATCGCGGTCGCCAAGCAGGTCTTCCCTGGCGCGACCGTGAGTGAAATCCGGAAGTCGGTCGAGGATCCCTTGAATGCGATCCCCGACACCAAGGACGATCTGAACGACGAAATCGGATTTTGAGGGGCATCACATGAACGCACCAACCCGCCGCATCACCGGGAAGAAGCGACAGCCATACGACCCAGCCGCCCACGACCGAAGGGCAACGGACCTGCTTCGGAATGCTCAGGTGGCTCCGATTGAGGTGGACGACCCCATGGAGCTGGGGGCAAAGCTGATCGTGATCCGCTCGACGCGGGATGATCCTCTCGGAGACATGCACGCCCGCGACCAAATCGACGAGGCTCAATATCACGCCGGTAGGGCGTTCCAGCACGACTTCGAGACGGCGGAGCGAGGACCGAGGGCGATCGATCCAAGCAAGGAAGCGGTTGACGGTGGAGTGATGCCAGAACCGATTACGGAGGCCCAGCGTCGCGCGGCGCGGCAACTGGCTGTCGTGTACCGTGCGCTCGGCCAAGACGGCTCAGCGATCGCCCACGAGGTTCTGGTGCATGGGAAAACGCGGTCGCAGATTGCGGCGTCTCGCGGACTGGTTGGCGAGAGGTGGGAGAAATACTACGGCCTTCGGTTTCGGGAGTGCCTGGATTGCATGGCGGGGATTTACGGTTTTACTATGGTGGGACGTGGGCAAGGAGCGCTGAGGTGACCGAGGATTTGATCGCTCTGGTTTCCATTGGAGTGGGTGCCTCGATCGGGCCGTAATCACCAGCCTAGTCGGCGGCCCGTTCTTTTAAAGAGGCGGCAATGACACTAAAGCAACTTTGGTCAATTGTACGTGGTCGCCAAACCGGCTTCCGCTGGGCCAATATGTCGTGGACCTTTTATCCGGATGGCGATCCGATGAACAAGCGGGAGCCCCACATGAGCGATATCGCTGAGCGACTGCACCAGATGATGCTGCGGCCGGGCTTCCAGAGCCGCGAAGATCAGGAAACTTTGCTTGATGGTAGAGCCGCAATATTAGCTCTTAGAGTCCTCTTGGGTGAAGCCCTCAGTAGCCGCGCCCCCGATTATGTAGAAGTCGAGTTCCCGGGATGGTCGGAGCGCGTCAAACGCATTCTGGTGCAAGCAGAAAGAAAGTGATCACGGTATGAGCGACAATATCGTCAATCGACTTCGCTTCGATGCCGCTCGCGTTGAGCTAGGTTTTTCGAGGGGTATCGCCATGAACATGGAAGAGGCGGCCGGTACGCTTGAAAAGCTGCAAGCGGTCTACGAAGCGGCTCGCGGCCTTTGCCACGGTCACGACTGGAACGAAGGCACACAGGCCAAGCTACATGGATACAGGAACAAGCTGATCAAGGCCGTGGACGCCATTGAGAAGCTACCCGACGCGGCCGGTGTGTCGATCTCGGCACCTCCCCGCTCTCCCTGAGACCACGCTGCGGCGCGGTAAACCGATCTGTGTAATTCCAGTTGACAGGACCAGTAACTCAGGTGCATATTGCCATCGTCGCAAGAGTTTTGGTTCGACCATGTAGCTTGGGTATTGAGGCTACCGCGCTTGCCCGCTGGCTGGAGTAGAAGCCAGCTACCAGGATCGCCAAATTAGCCCGCCCAGAGGAATCTGAGGCGGGCTTTTCCGTTCGCGCGGCGCCTTTGAGCAAACCAAGTCGCTGCATCTCCCCTGCATACGGCCGATTACGTGCCGAGAGCGCTTAACTGCCGGGCAGCCGCGCGAAACCAACCAGGAGCCCACCATGTCCAAGAAGCATTTGAAGCGCCTCGCCAAGAGGATCGCGAGCGGGAAGGCTGTTATCGTCGCGCACAAGGGCAAGGTTTATCCGTTCAAGGCGAAGTGATTTGGGGACAATGGCCAGCGGAGCAAGCGGCTCCGTCACGACTGGTGATCAGAGACCATTTTCCGAGCCTGACGGATTCAGGCAAAGCGAAACAGGAGAGCCAAGATGGCTTCTGTCGATAGCACTTCCGACGCCCGCACCGTGAACAACACCATGCGGCACGCTTACCGCGTTCTGTCCGACGCCGAGAAGGCGAACATGTCCGCGATTAAGGATAAGGGCCTTGAATTTCACGACCTGATCGCCGGCATGGGCAACAGCCGCGAAATCTCGCTTGCCAAGACCAAGATCGAAGAAGCGGTCATGTGGGCCGTCAAGCACATCACGGCTTGACCCTATGGAAATGATCAAAAGTCCGCTCTCCAACACTCTTGAGCAAAACGAAGCCGAGCTGCGCGCGTTTGATAGCAGCCGCAAGCCGGAGTCTCGCACGTATTCACCAAATGGTGCGCGGGAAGTGGCAAGGCGGCTGCGGCAAATGGAGCGCATCAGGTCGAAGGCGGAGGCTTAGCTGTGGATCACGCGATCACCGTTGGCAATGTGGTCATGGTTGGCGGGATCGCGCTGACCGTTATTACAGTTTGTGGCTGCGCCCTTCTGGTGCTCAGCATTCTAAACCCGTTCCGCAGCGGCCACTAGCTCCAAGCACACTGCCAGCGCACTTCTCCGTGCCAGCTCCGAGTCGAACTGAGAGTAGTCCCCAAATGATCGTCTTCGACTTCCCCTCCATCAACCGCAAGCTCAACTGCCAAGAGCAGAAAGCCGAGTTCGAGGCGAAGCACCCCAAGTCAGAACCTCCGGTCTACTGGCCCATGTACGGGGTAGGCGTTGGCGGCATTGCTCCGTTCATCGCTCCTGACAGAGATCCGGCTTAGACCCATCACGCAAATGTCTAAAACTCCTACCGATATCCGCTCTTTGGCGCGCAGTCATACCGAAACGGCCATATCTGCTTTGGCTGGCATTGCGCAGAACGGCCAGTCGGAAGCGGCGCGGGTTTCTGCGGCTGTCGCCCTACTCGATCGGGGCTGGGGCAAGCCCGCTCAGCCGGTTGATGGGGACGGCGAGGGCGGAGCTATCCAGCTCGTCCACAAGATCGAGCGCGTGATTGTCCAGTCTTCAAATCAAGACGGCTAAGGTATTCGAGCCGCTTCTTCACCCGTCCCGCTACAAGGGGGCACATGGAGGGCGCGGCTCGGGAAAGTCCCACTTCTTCGGCGAACTTGCGGTTGAGGACGCGCTAAGGGCGCCTGGCGACTTCGGTGAGGGCCTGCGGATGGTGTGCATCCGAGAGGTCCAGAAGGACCTAACGCAGTCCTCCAAGCTTCTGATCGAGGACAAGATCAGGCGGCTCGGTCTGACGGAAGCGGACGGCTTCAAGCCATGGAATGATCGGATCGAGCTGCCCAAAGATGGGGTGGTGATCTTCAAGGGCATGAAGGACTACTCGGCGGACTCGGTAAAGTCGCTGGAGGGCTTCCACCGGGCCTGGATGGAGGAGGCGCAGTCGATCTCGGCGCGCTCGCTGTCCTTGCTGCGGCCGACAATCCGGTCTCCAGGATCTGAGATTTGGGCAAGCTGGAACCCGACGCGCAAGAGCGATGCGGTCGATGATTTCTTCCGTGGGCCGCAGGGCGCCCCGAAGGGCGCAACGGTGATCCAGGCCAATTGGCGGGACAATCCGTTCTGGACGGCAGAGCTTGAGGCTGAGCGCCAGATCGAATTAGAGCGCTATCCCGAGCGCTACGACCACACTTACGAGGGCGGATATGCCTCGGCCTTCGAGGGTGCTTACTTCGCCGGCCTGCTCTCAGAGGCCAAGCGCAAGGGCAGGATAGGGGTTGTCGCGGCGGACCCGTTGTTGCCGCTGCGTGCCTTTATCGACATCGGCGGGTCTGGTGCGAATGCCGACGCCTTCACCATCTGGATTGTCCAGTGGGTAGGGCAGGAAATTCGCGTTCTCGACTATTACGAAGCGATCGGCCAGGTGCTCGCCTATCACGTCGCGTGGCTTCGGCAGAATGGCTACGAAAAGGCCATCCTGTATCTGCCGCACGATGGCGTCAACGAAAACAATATCACCGGCAAGCGTTACGAAGATCACCTTCGCGAGGCTGGCTTCGCTGTAGAGCCGCCTGTCAAGAACCAGGGCAAGGGCGCCGCCGCAATGCGGATCGAGGCGCTGCGCCGGCTTGGCCCACAGCTTTGGTTCAACGAGACAACCACGGAGCCCGGCCGTCAGGCATTGGGCTTCTACCATGAACGGAAAGACGAAACGCGCAATGTCGGACTTGGGCCGGAACACGATTGGTCGTCGCATGCCGCGGACGCGCTGGGCCTGATGGCGATTTGCTATGAAGAGCCGGGCAGGGCTGCGAACTTCAATCGCCCCATCAACTACCCGAGCATGGGCGTAGCCTGATGCCCAAGATGTCAACGCTCGACGTGCAGACCGCGTTGAGCGCGGAAAAGGCCAACGCGCTGGCGGCAATCACGGCTGCGCAACTCGCCGAAGACCGTGCCCAGGCTATGGCCTACTATCTCGGTGATATGTCGCAGGACATGCCGAGCCAGGCCGGGCGCTCCAAGGCCGTCTCGACGGACGTTGCCGACACCATCGAAGGCCTGATGCCGAGCCTGATGGATATCTTCGCGGGCTCTGACGAGGTTGTCAGGTTTGAGCCTGTCGGCCCTGAGGATGAGGAGGCGGCCCAGCAAGAGACTGATTACGTGAACCATGTGTTCATGCAGCAGAATCCCGGCTTTATGGTGCTGTACGGCTTCGTCAAGGACGCGCTGTTGTCCAAGGTCGGCATCGTCAAGGTTTGGTGGGAGGAGCGCGAGGAAGAGCAGCGCGAGACCTATTACGACCTGACGGAAGAGCAGTTCATGGTGCTGTCGCAGGAGGTCTTGCAATCGGACGGCGCGATGAAGATCGTTGAGCACACGGTCAACAACGAGCCGGAAGCGAACGAGCCCAGCGAGGCGACGAGCTGATGGACGCGATGCAGCCGGCCACGTTGGCTCAACCACCTATGCCGGCGCCTGTCACGCACGACGTTACGATTGTCACGACCAAGAAGCTCGCCCAAGCCAAGGTGATGGGCGTTCCCCCGGAAGAGTTCGGCATCGAGCGCGGCGCACGCAGCATCCGGGACTGCAATTACTGCTTCCATGAGGTCGTGACCAAGACCGAAGCGCAGTTGATCGCCGAAGGCTTTGACGAATACGATGTCAAGGGCCTCGCCAGCTACGAGGGCAATACAGAGGTCGAAACCCTGACGCGCGATAGCGTCCAGGAGCACTATTTCACGATCGGGGCCGATAGCGCCAACAGCGCTGCAAGGCTCGTGCGCATCACCGAGCACTATATGCGCATGGACTACGAGGGCAACGGTCGCCCTTGCCTGTATCAAGTCATCACGGGCGGAGAGCGCGGGCAGATCCTCAAGCGAGACGGTAAGCCCGCGATTACCCCGTTTGACGCGATCCCATTCGCGGTCACCACGCCGGTCCCGATTACGCATCGCTTCTTTGGCCGCTCCATTGCTGACCTCGTGATGGACATCCAGCGCATCAAGACGGCCATTTTGCGCGGCGGTCTCGATAACCTTTACCTGCATAATAATCCTCGCGTCGAGGTGGCCGAGGCCAACGCCGGGCCTAACACGCTCGATGATTTGCTTGTGAGCCGCCCCGGCGGCGTGGTGCGCACCAAGACAGCCGGCGGCTTGAATTGGCAGGTTGTCCCCGACATCACGGCGTCAACCTTCCCGATGCTCCAGTACATGGACGCACTCAGGGAGCAGCGCACGGGGCTCAGCCAGCAATCGCAGGGGCTCGATGCCAATGCATTGCAGAATCAGAGCGCGACTGCGGTTGCTCAGGTGTTTTCGGCCTCGCAGATGCGCATGAAGCTTATCGCGCGCATCATGGCCGAGGGCGTCAAGGACTTGTTCTCGTTGCTGCATGGTACGATCCGCAAGCACGGCCAGCAAGCCCAGACGGTCCGCCTTCGCAATACGTGGGTCAACGTCGATCCGCGCAATTGGAAGACCCGCAACGACATGACCGTTAACGTGGGCCTTGGCAACGGCGGCAAGGCCCAGCAGTTCGCTCAGACCATGGCGATCGGCAATTTCCAGAAGGAATTGCTGATGGGCGGCAAGGCCAACCTGGTGGACGACAAGGCGCTGTACAATACCGGCGCCGAGCTAATCAAGATCATGGGGCACAAGAACCCTGACAAGTTCCTGAACGATCCCGACGCCAAAGACCCGCAGACCGGGCAGCCGTTGCACCCGCCCGTTCAGCCGCCGCCAGACCCCAAGGTGATGGCGATCCAGGCGCAGGCGCAGAACGACCAGCAAGAGCTGAAGATGAAGGCCGAGCTGGACAAGCAGAAGGCGCAGGACGCCGCCCAACTGGCACAGTTCAAGGCCGAGATTGACGCCAAGCTCAAGATCATCGACGCGCACATGAAAGCGATGGAGATGGAGCGCAAGGCCAAGACCGACCAGCAAGCGCATCATGCCAAGATCGCGGAGGCTGTGGTTGGTGTTGTTGCCGACGCCCACAAGCATGACATGGCGATGGCGCATGAGCAGCAGGTGCACGACCAAAAGCTTGAGCAGGCCGACAAGGCGCACGAGGCCAAGCTTCAGCAGATGAAGAACGCCCCGAAGCCGAAGGCCGGTAAATGAGCGACGAAGACGCGCTAACCAGAGCCGCCACAAGAGCCGTCAGAGCGCAAAGCCTGCTTGATAATGAACTCCTGCTCGAAGCGTTTAGCGGGCTGGAGGACGCCTATACGAAGGCGTGGCGCGCAACTACGATCGAAGACGTGTCCGGCCGGGAAAAGCTGTTCCTGGCAATCAATATCGTGGGCAAGGTCCGCGATCACCTCAATGCCGTTGTGAGCAATGGCACATTGGCGGCGGCCGAATTGAAGGCCCTCGCCGAAACCTCCGAGCGCAGAAAGCGCTTCGGCATCATCTAACACAAGGACAATTTATGACGACCGAAACCGCCTCGCCCGTCGAGGGGATGTCTTCCGTTGACCTCCCCGCAGACGCTCCCGAGAGCTTCAATTCCGTCAGCGAAGCCGCCGCCTATTTTACCGAGCTTCAGGAGAAGCGAAAGAATCCACCTGCTGAGAGCGCCGAACCGGCGACCGCAGAACCCGAATTGGCGCAAGCCAACGACGACCCGGCCGAGCCGGCTCCCGTCGAAGCCACCGAGGATGCCGAACCGGAAGCCCAACTTCCGCCCATCGAGCCGCCGAGGTCTTGGACTCAGGCAGAGAAGGAACGCTTCCAATCCTTGCCTCGCGAGACGCAGGAATACCTGCACACTCGCGAACAGGAGAGGGAAACCGCCCTTCGCCGAAGTCAGAACGAAATCGCTGAACAGCGCAAAGCCATCCAGGCCGAGCGCGAAGCGGCGGAAAAGGTAAGGCAACAGTACGAAGCACAGCTTCCCGCGCTCATGAGGGAACTGGAGAGCGTCAACCAGGCGCAATTCAGCGACATCAAGACGATGGAGGATGTGGTCAAGCTCCAGGCTGAAGATCCGTTCCGTTTCCAGGCGTGGCAGGTGCATCAGATGCGCATGCAGGCCGTAAAACAGGAAGCGGACAAGGCCGCGCAGGAAAACCAGACTGCCGAGCAGACCAAATGGGCCTCACACGTCCAGGAGGAGAACGCAAAGGCGGTCGAGTTCATCCCGGAGCTTGCCGACAAGGCCAAGGGCGAGGCGCTGACCAAGCGTGTTGCCACTGAGCTGCTTCCCGAATTGGGCTTCAAGGATGGCGAACTCGCCGATCTCGCGACTGGCAAATCGAAGCTCTCGATTTACGACCATCGCGTGCAGCGACTCCTCGCCGATGCCGTGAAGCTCAGGGACATTCAGAAGGCCCCGAAGGCTATTGCCGCGAAACCTCTTCCTCCCGTTCAGAAGCCCGGAACGTCCAAGCCCGCAGGCTCCGACGTGTCCGAGCGAATCCAAGCCCTCAACCGCAAGCCCGAGCTGACCATGAAGGAGGCGGAAGAACTGTACTTGCTACAGACCCGCCAGACTCGCCGGGCATCTTAAAGGA